ACTCTTGCAATTTTGCAACAGCCTCATCCCCAGCAGTCGTTCTTCGACTGGATAGTATTGCAATTTGCTCATCAATTTTTTGCAAAGCATTAGATGGGGGAACAGCGCCAGCTGTTGATACGTTAGAGAAAACTTCTTTTTTGCTCGTGGAATATTTATCCAGTGTATCAGCATTTTTGCGAACGGCATCCGCAACTAATCTTTCGGAAACATCTTTTGGAATTGCACCAGAATTTTCAACAAGAAAATCTCTTACGGCATCCTCACGCGCCTGTTGTTGGGTAGCACGAAGCCCTCCTGTTCCAACAATAGGAATGCGTTCAGCAAGCCTTTGCGCTCCTGCTCCAATAAATCTAGTTGGCTGTCGAGACGGAAGGTCTGACGTCATAATTGGAATATTTGCTTGCCTGCCAGCCTCAACAATTTCACGGCCAGTAGGCTGCGCTATCAATGCTTCCATTGCTGATGTTGTCGGAGCTGTTGTAGCTGTAGGCACAGACGCAGGCCTTGGGCGAACAATAGCTGCAGGGGCAGTGCCACCTACAAGACCGGCTACAGTTTGAGCAACTGGGCCACCGCCTGCTTGACGAGTCAGTTCGGATGCCGCTGCGCCAGTGCCACCGCCAATGATTTGCTGCGTTGGTAATTCCGTCAATGTGGCAGCTATCTGTCTACCGGCTTGAGGCAAGGTTCTGGCAGCTAGGGAGGCACCACCAAGCCCAGTCATTGCAGCGCCAAGGCCGCGATTGATTGCGCTTGCCAAAGGATCACCCCTTGGTGCGCCTGTTGCCTCGCGGAATGTTTCCCCAAGATTAGTCGAAAGATTTGTTCCAAGCAGCGCATTAACTGCGGCATTGGCTGGGTTGCCAACAAGACCAAGCACATCACCAGCAGTTTGAGCTATATCGCCTCCTGCTGCATACAGGGCTTGGCCTAGATCGCTTCCGCCACCGTCGCTTGGTGGAATATCGCCGCCATTGTTACCAAAAAGCAGCGTAAATTCGTCATTACTGTTGTAGTAGCCGAGCAACTCGCCGTTCTTGTCATACTGAAATTCTACGGCCTCTGGATATTTTGCTTTGAGTGCTGTCTCGTCTTGACCATTTGCCCGAGCATCAGCTGGAACTTCTTCCGGTAAAATACGAAAATCAACATCACCAACAGTTGCCTCAACTTCTGCTGGATTATAGCCAGCGGCAATATAGCGATTGTAACGACGCTCCGTTGCCTTCTTGATAATATCAAGCCGTTTTTGAAGGTTCTCTTTTATTATTTGTGGGTCAGAGCTAGGCGCAATGGTAGTGGCTAGATAAGCTGCTTTTTCGCCATCAGTAAGCGTTGAACCGAAAAGCTTATTACGGATAATGTTGTCAGTGCTATTAAAATCAGCCCACCAATTCCTTTGGCCAGGAGTTGCCATGCCAAAATCTAACCCAACGCCCTGCAAAGCACTTTCAGCCCCAGCAAGAAAACTTCCAGCAAAATCGTCTTGGAATCCGTTTAACGCACGAGTTAATGCCTCGACTTGGCCCACATCTTCTGTAAGTTTATTCGCTGCATTTTCAGGAAAAGTCTTTGCTGGCTTTTCTGGGCCTTCAAGACGTGAGATTTTATTAGTTGTAGTGCTCCGCTGGTAAACACCAGTTGGGTCTAATCTCTCAGCCGCAGCTTCTTCTGGAGTTAATGTTACAAAAGTTTCTTCAGGCTTTTCAGGCTCTTTTGGAATAACCACGGCTCTAGTCTGGCTAGGAGCGGCTGCTCCACCAGCAACAGGAAGTTCCCAAGGATTAGTTTGCGCCATATTAATTTCCAATCACAACGTGCCAGTGAGGGCCGGTAGCAAATTTCGATGGGTTTTTCACCTCATCGCGTGCCTCAATAATTTTATAACCAGCATTACGAATAGTCGAAAGATACTGATTAAACGTAACGCCAGCAATGGGAGCAATGTCAACTGCTCCCTTAGTACGGGCATGATATGATCGCGGGTTCTTTTTAGACAGCGGGTCATTCGGCCCACGATAGCCAGATGTTATCCGTGCATTAGGAAATAACTCACTAATCACAGCGCGGCCATTAGCGAAAGTCACCAGACGGAGCGCCCGTCTGACCTCCTTTCGGCTTTCTCCAGCTATTGGGATTTCCAGTAACTGGGCCTCCAATATATTCCTGCCCGTTGACAATATCGCCTACTTTTAGGTCTACTGGGATTGCTTGAACATTGCTGTAGACTTTAGGCTTTCCAGCAGGCGCAGCTTCACCACCAGATGGTGTTCCATAGGTGTCTAAATACAAAGAAAGTGGGCCGTTAAATATTGTTCCTTCGGGTGTCATAACACCAGAAACAAACGGGTCGCCCTGCTTGATAGCAAGGTTACTTAATATCTCTTGGCCTTGCTTGCTGAATGGATCAATGCCACCCGCACGCAGTTTATTAGCAGCATCACCAAAGCCCGTCATTTCATCAGCAGCTTTGGGGTTTACCGCACGAACTTGGAAATCAATAAAGCCTTGTGCCGCCCGTGGGTCTACTCCGGGGTTTGAAATTGCTTTTGCAAGGTCTCTAAATTGCTGTTCGACTTCAGTATATCCGCTGTTTTTTGCAGCCACAGCACGTTCGTTTAATTCATCAACCGCTGATTGAACATCAACAACGCCATCTTTGTTAGTCCCAAGACGATTATATACCTTACGTGCTGTATCTAAAAAAAAGTTTTTGCGGCCTTCATCGAGAACATCATATGCAGTTTTTACAGCACTGACATAATCAGGGCCAAGCTCACGCATGGCTTCATTGCGAGATTCAATGGTCGCTCCGGGGCCAAGCTTTTGTTGGAATATTCTTACTTGTTTTTCTTTTTCATCTATCTTGCGCTGCACTTCTGCACGCTCCGCTTCAGCACGGAGGCGCTGAGCCTGTGCCTCCTGCTGTTGCTGCCCTAATTGGATAGATTTAAAAAAAACCTCTCCAGGCGACGGGGTGCTGAGTCTATAATCGTAAGGCTGTACCATAGCTTATCTCAATATCCTCTGCCGATTGCCAGACCAGCAAACTGTGCTGGGAGCGATAGCGATTGCTGCCAAGCGTTAGCAGCGCCTAATTTTGCGCCAGCCTTAGCCGCGCCACCTTGAGCTAGAAGATCAGCGATGGAACCAGCCGATTGCATACCAGCAGTGCCAACGCCAGCAGCCGATTGCTGACCAAGGGATGTCAAACCGCCTAAGCGACCATATTGCTGTTCGAGAAATTGATTGAGTAACGCGGGGCGGAACTGAGCCAATGCGCCTTGAACGTTGCCGCCACGAAGTCCACCAGTTGCCGATGCGTTCTGCAAAAGAGCTTCTTCTTGCTGCCGTGCCAACGCCTGAAACGCTGGGCTTTGCTCTTGTTGCGCTACATATGCCTGTTGCGCTTCTGGGCCAGCAAGACCTAGAGCCGCCATCTGCGCCTGTAAGGCAGGGCCACCAGCCGAAACATACGGTTCAAGCAGCCCACGCATTTCTTCACGAGCGGCTCTTGTTTCTTCGACACCAGCCATACTAGCATCGTACTGTAACTGACCAGCACCTTTCGCAGCCTTAGAGCCAACTGCACTGCTGGCCAACGAAGTCCCACCTACAACAAGTGCTGTTACTGGATCAGGCATTAGACATTTCCTTCATATACTCATCAAGGCTTTCGCCATAAAGCTTCAACACAACATGACCTATTTCCATCGCAGCCTGTGTGCCGTGAACCAGTTGCACAGTTGCTAGAACAATATCATAATACCCAGCACGCCAGACAAAGCTAGTAGCGCAAGCATCGCCAGCCAGCTCAGTCGTATCAGATGCCTTCCACTTTAGAATCGCAGTGCTTACAAGCGGAAGCAATACGATCATGTGCGTTTGATAGAACGGATTAGCTGGCAAGCCGACCAATGCGTTCCAGATTGCCATGTCAGCTTCGTCGCGGTCTATCTTGTCGCCGTCAACAATGTCATCGAAAAGCTGAACGACTTGCCACAAAGCAATAAGCCATTCAACAGCGTCTTCGGGCAAGTCCAAGACCTCCACAAAGTTCCGACGCAACCAGTATTCAGGCGTTCCGCTTTTAAGCATAGTAGGCTTTCTGCTACTGAGCCACCGGCTGCTCGTAAACGCTCGGTGTATCAGCCTTATCACAATCAATCTTCAAATTCAAACTCTCGTTCTTCTTGTGCTTGACAAGAGCGAAGATCGTGACAGATGAACTCGAATTTATGGCAATAGCCACGGAATCCAGCGTCAACGTCCCATTCGTTAAATGGAATCTTTTCCATCTTTGCTTGGGTCATTGTGCTGTTGTCGTAATACTCGCAGTTGGAGCAGCGACGACGACGGGCTTCAGCCTCATCCACTTGCATAGCCTTGCCAAGAGCAATCCAGTATTCAGGATTAGCGTCACGCTCGTTGCTGGGGTTCTTAGGGCCAAGCATCCAATCATCGATCACGATCTTGGTGTTCTTCTTGTTCTCAGAGGCTGTGATGAATGGCTCGCTTTCACGCAGGCCAGCGAAGCCTTCAATTATCATCATTGGCTTTTTCATTGTGTTACGAGCCTCCCTGAAGCGCGGATGTTGATTGCCGAAGCAGTTCCAGCAATAGTTGAAATGAATCCAAATGGTGGAAGGATATGACCTACCAATTCAGGAAACGTATAAGTTTCGGATGGCTGAAGGTTTTTGATCTTAACAATCAAGTTGCTATTTCCTGCGCTTCCAGAAGCAGCAACAAGGTTTACGCTAATCGTCGCAGCAGTTGCGCTGTAATTAGTCGCTGTAAACTTGTCGATGATCGTCTGCAAGCCATCAGAGGTATATTGCGTTGTTTGCGCGTTCTCTGCGGTCTTAGCGGGAATGATGTTGCTAATAGTTACAGCCATGTTTTTAGTCCTATACTATGCTCGTAATGATTCCGTCAGTTACTGTCACCGTTTTAGCTGGCGAGTCTGCCGTTGTAAACGTGCCCGAAACGCCGATATTTTTAAAAGCCATCGTGCCAAGTCCAGAAACAGCGATTGTAATTGAGCCGGAGCCGTTTGTGATTGTAATGTTGGCTCCCGCAGTAAGTGCAGCTTTTGCTAAGGTATTCCCAGTAGTTTTACCGATTAGTAGTTCACCATCGGTAAAACTAACTTGGCCAGTGCCTCCAGAATCTACAGGTAGCGGAGCATCTAATCCCGATATTAACCCACCCGTGATATTAACATTGTCTGAGTTTTGAGCCGCCATTGTACCAAGCTCATTGCGCGGCTCTGTAACTACTAGTTCAACAAGTCTATATAGTGCAGCTATTTGAGCAAGCGCGTCATTAGCTGCTTGACTGGAGTAGCCAGCCGCCAACTCTATGCTTGGGATTACATCATTCGTATTGGTGGTGACAGTCGCAAATAGTCGTTCAAACTGCTTGACCTGCTCATGATCTTGCAGGAACGATGCAAGCTGGTCGCGGGTGAGATTAAGCCTCTGAACCATATCAGTAAGCCAGTGGCTCTATGGCTGCTTCCAACCTAGCAAACGACATATGGGCATCAGATGTGCCTTGGAAGCGTTGAACGCGCCAGTTACGCATCCAGCCTTGGTGGAACCATACCAGACGCTTTGCACGCTCTCCGGTCTTGCCAGCCTTGATGAACTTCTGTTGGCTCCACGTCTGCCCGTCAATCGAATAGCTGGTGTTAATCGTTGGGTCTAAGCCAAACGCAACCGAGCCTGTAAGCCCAACTAGCTCAATGTTCTGCAATATCGCGCCGCGACCTTCGTTGTATATAATGGTCGTGCCAAACTCCCAGCGCACCTTTTGCCCCCAGTGCGTCGATATATCCTTTACCAGATACCCAATGGCGCTGCTGGTAGGGTCGCCAAGCAACCACTTGTCATAGCACCACACGAAGTTCCTAGCGCGATATGGAGCATAGTCCACAAGGCTGCTTGTCAACGTGAACCAAACAGGCTGGCCTAGCTCTTGCGTTGCGGCTGCGTCGAATACAATCGTGCGATCAGGAAGGTGGATATAGAGATGCTGGTGCGCTCTATCATTCCGTGCCTCTAGCTTTACTCCAGCCAACTGCGCCTCAGTGAATGTGGCGAGCAGTTCGTCAATCTCTTGCGTGCTGACCTTATTTGCCGTTGCGTTCGCGCCAAGATATATCCCTGGAGCTTCGTTAAATCCGCTACCAAGGAATGCGATGTTCTCAAGGAATACGCAGCAACCATGCGTTCCGATGACACCCTTTTCAATCTGTGCGCCTTCGATGCGTTGAAACGGGAATAGCTGACCACCAACGTTGTCGAACACTTCGATTGTATGGCGGTTGAGCGCATAGACTTCGTTGCGTAGCTTCAGCAGGGCAACCACTGGGTCAGGGTCAACTTCTGACGAACCATATTTCAGCGGGTTGACTGCGAACGGATTGCTTAGGTCTGTGACGATAAGAAACTCGCCGTCGGTGGTCATCCAGTAACCATCAACCCAAACTGTATCCAGAACGACGCCAAGATCAGGGTCTGTCACCTGAGCGAGAACACCCGTGTTTATATTCCACAGGAATAGATTGTTGTTCGATGCAATGCCGATATAGTCAAAGCTGTAGTCAAGGGTTACATATTGGCCATCGTTACCGACATCGCCCAAAATCGTCACAGCACCGTTGCTGTCAACTGATACGAACTTCGAACCCATGACGCGGTAGCAAGTTCCGTTGTAATTTATGCCACCGCGATCAATGCCAGGGCCAGTGCCGTTGCCGACAATGCCTTCAGCGGGTCGCAAGTAACCATTACTGATTCCGTTCGCCTTTGGCACAGGGACAAAGTTCACCGGATAGGACGTGCGAAAGTCCGGCCCGTTGTCCGTGTAAATGCCACTAAGGATTGGAATCTGCGTCATTTCACCATTTTACCTTATCAGCCCAAAACGCCGCGCTCATTTTACCCTTGGCAATGTTCTTTGCGTGCCTAGCTTTAAATGATGCGCGACGCTTCTTGTTGGATTCGCTTTCGCCTTTGCTGGCGGGTGAACCCATAACGCCCTGCTGCCCAAAACGGATTGTCTTAACCTTATCGCCTTCTTTAGCGACAACGACGTGCGACTTCTTCGGATGCGATGGTGTGCGCTTGGGCTTGTTATAGCCAGCGACACCTGCACGAGTAAGGCGCGAATCCTTTTTCATGTAGGATGCTTACTTCTTTTTCTTCTTGGCTTTGGTCATCATCATTGGCTTGGCAGCTTTACCAGCGGCTTTCTTTGCCATTGCCATGCCCTTTGAACCGTAGCTCATTTTTCCGCCACCCATTTTCATATCAATTTCCTTATTAGAAAGTTACATGAAGCTTGAATGCTTCAAGCCGCATGAGGTTATTCGCAGTCGCTGGCTTTACAGTGATCGCAAATGTCTGGTCTTCTGTAGCATCAACGTTCAGGAACACGTTTGCACCAGTCGATAGGCCATGACCTACAGCAGTCGCTGAGTTGCTGACAACTTGCGAGCTACCACGGTTGCACATCAGTTTCTGAACACACGCGCTGGCATTGTTAGCAGCCGCAGCAGCCAAGAGAACGCCGCCGCCGTACGTCATGCCCAATGTTTTAACCGTCGCGTTATTGGTCACAGTAAACAAAGCGTCAATTTCCATGCCGCCACCAACGCCCATCGACCAGCCTGGGACTGTGACAGATGCCAGCGTAATTTCGGTGTTGGCTACAGCAACAACTGCAACGCCATACCAAACGAGAGCAGTATGTGTGCCAGACTGCGTGCCGCTTGTGGTGACTGCTGCGCCGCCTGCTGAAGTGGACACCGTGAAGGTGTTGGCTGACAGCACTTGCTTCACATAGTATGTGGTGTTGATAGCCAAGCCAGTAGGCAAAGCACCAGTAGTGGTAAAGCGGATCGTGTCGTTTACCGATAAGCCATGTCCAGCCCAAGTTATAACACCTGGTGCAGCGATGCTTATCGTGACGGTCGAATCAATGTAAGGCAGGTCGATAGTTACCTCGTCGGTAGCCGTATCAGCGTCCAGCACTTCATAAAAGCCAGTGGATGCTGTTCCGCCAGTCCAAGTGATATATAGGTCAGCGCCTTGCGATACTGCGTTTGTGAGGCCATGAACGCCAGCACTTACCAGCTTTACGTCGCCAGCATCATCGTCATAGGTAAGCGTTACAAAGGTGGCTGCTGGCTCGACAAGGCTAACAGGCTCAAGGCTACCGATTGTCAAAGGCGGGAAGTCACGCAGCGTTGGTTGAGCGCCTACGTCATATTGCGCTGTTGACTGAAGGCCGCTTGTGATACGCACAGTGCGATCAACTGGATATGGGCCAAACATCTGTGCGCTATTAGAAAGCGACGCAATTTCCGTGTAGTATTCATAGCTCACTGGGCCGATTGGCTCAAGCGAAACGGTTGTGGCATCGTTGCCGACATTGCCAATGCTGATATACTCACCAGCAGGGACAACAACGTCTGTAATAGTCTGAGTGAGACCTGGTTGAATAATCATTTCAGAACCCCTTGAATAAAATTAGAATTAGCCGACTTTCCAAACAGTGCCATCACTGTAAACAGGAACCTTGTTTGCACCACCACCTGCAACAGTAGCGGCGAATGTCGCAGTGCTTCCGTCAGTAATGAATGCACGCGCACCCGCATTGCTAACAGCAGCGGGAAGCTGGGCATAGGTCACAGGCGTTGTCTGAACCGATGTACAGGTAACAGCGCCTAGATTGACCTGAATGTATTCGATGAGCGTTGTAATGGATGCACGACGGCTGTCCCCTTGATTGGGAACCCATAAAACAACATTGTCACCGCCTGATACTTGCGTAATCAGCGGAAGGAAATTGATAGTAGGCATTGCTTAACTCCACTCAATGGGGCCATCCGGCCCAGCGTCAACAGGGTCGATAGGCGGATAGACGTAAGGATTATCCCAGCGCCAAGGCTTGTTGCCCTGACCAATAGGCATTGTTTCTGGAAGTTGTTTTTCAAGCGGGAATGCTGCACGCTGCATAAGCACGTTATAAGCGTTCTTTGCTGTGACCTTGGTCTCAGGAGATACAGCCTTACCATATCCAGGCGCAATGCGAACAGCGAGGTTTGTTATAACCGCTTCCCATGCGCTATCAGGCGTGTTGGTATCTGTATCCAAATCGGCTTGCTGTGGGCTGTTGGAGATTGGATAACCAAGGCGAATGCCCTGTGCGTTCCATTCCATCATCATGGCATCCAAGCGACGTAGAGCGCCTTCAAGCTGTTCTGGCTGAAGGTCGAACACGTAATCTGCCAAGCCTATTTCTTCAAAGGCTGCAGTTACGAATTGTCTCTTGGTATATCCCACGATCAATCCTCCAGTTTTTCCGCAATGCGTTCAGCAAGCTTCTTATCAGAAGTTCGAGCATTAAACGAGACATTTAGTTCTTTCGCCTTTGCCTCTAGTTCGTCGCGGGTTGGGTCGGATACGTCATCAACGGCATCTTCGAATGCTTCAGCCTTTGCGATAATTGCATCTGCACGCTTTTCCGATATTGCTTCTTCATAAGACGCAGACCAGCCTTTAGCGATCAATGCGTCAAATGCTGCCTTATCCTCAGCACTCCGGTAGGCATACGTCACGCCACGAGGCTTCTTGTGAGGGCCAGGGGTGCGATAAACTATGGTTGGGAAGTCTGTCATTTCTTTGCCTTCCGCTTTGGAGCCTTCGATGGCTTGCCAGCTTTCATTGCTGCATCGCGTGCGACATTAAGCGCAATAGCGATGGCTTGCTTCTTAGGGCGACCAGACTTTTCTTCCATCTTGATATTCTTACCGATGCTTGACCGGCTGTAACCTTTTTTCAATGGCATTGGTTCGCTCCTACAAGAAAGAGGGGGAAGCCGAAGCTCCCCCCATCCCTATTACGTTTGGTTGAAAAGCAGGATGCCTGCCATTTCTGGGTTCGTCATGACCACACCATACAGTGTGTCCAGCGTGTAAAGCGTCTGGAAGG